GACGCCGAATCTATCCATAATTTTGTTGATACGGTGACTTCTTCAAGTGTTTTTAGTTTGCAATTAAAGGAAAGCCCGCTTCCATTCATGTCTTGGGCTATCTTTACATTGCGAAGTCTGTATGTAACTTTCTGTGCACTTGATGGATTAGCCAGGGCCACAAACTTGTTAGTCACATTTAAGTCTGTTGGAGATATACCGATGGTTGCGTTGTCTGTATCCCATCCAAGCGGGTACTCAGTGCTGGCTAGGGATACTGGTACCCCATCGTCGCCTGTTGTGGATAGAGAGTCGTACCACGGAAGAAGATTTACTGTTGTTGGCATTATGGAGCAAAAACGGTCACCGTCAAAGTGACATCCTCATGAGAGATTATTGGCAATGTTCCTTTGTTCAAGAACAGTAAATCATTTCCGTATTTTGGAAGCCAACCACTTCCAACTGGTGAAATTGTTATTTCGTCAACATAAACAACACCAGGGACGTTGGCGATGATGGAAATAATTTGGCTTGTTCTAACCCTGTCTAGGTTCGAAGGAAAACTTCCAGGACTCAAGAATTGAACAACAGCATCAATAATTGAAGATTGAAGAACAGTGGCGTCATACAAATCATTTATAATTACATTTGCGTTTACCGTTAAATTCACTAGCGTTGGGTCAAGAACATTTATCGTGAGTCCAGCAATTGATGAATTCTGAACGTCCGATTTTACTGCTGCTTTTTCGGTTGTATTTAGATACGAATTAAGACCGTAGGCAAAAACTGATACATAACCAGCCTCATCTTCACCTGCGTAGGCCGAACCAGTAACAACCGTACTGGCACTGTTTGCACCTACCGAAGTGAAAACCATTGTAGAAGCGCTGGTTGCGAGTATTTCGAATTCTCCATTAAATTCTCCACAACCAGAAAATCTTACAGAATCTCCTGCAATAAATAGGTGAGGTGCTTCAGTCTGTATTGTCGCAAGACTCGTGGCCCCATCTCTAAATGTTCGTATTACCCCAGATGTTCTTTTAACCGATATGTCTCCAGAAGTGCTGTCTCCGTTGGTCAAGTCGTATGACTTCACTTTTCCAACAACACCAGGGAATGATGAGAGCACATATGCGTCTAGTTGTGACGACTTGTTTATAACAGAAGACAATGAGCGAAGGTATGTGGCAGCACGCGACAGATAGTCGGAGTCGGTATCTTGGTTTACGCCATTAACAAATCCGCTTGGATTTGCCACAATTGCCGATATTATATTTGTTCCAGAAGAAACTACGCTTAATTCTGTATCTGCCGATATCGGTGGAATTATCCCAAGGGTTAAGCAATATACCGGTATTACTGCAAAAGGCAGCTCTTCGTTTTCCGGGTCAACAGCTCCTACTTCGACTGCCTCTAATGTTTGAAATGCGTACTCTTGAAGTTCGTCTTCGTAAAATGTTTCAAAACTAACTACAGTTCCAGCCGGGATTGTCCCACCATTGTACGAATTAAGAGTGAATATTACATCTACCTCTGAAGCAACACCCTCCTGTCTTGTGAAGCCAAGTATCGCCATCAAGCCAGCCATAAGTCTGTTTGGAAGCCTATTTATTGCAGCTATGTTTAACGAGCTGACATAAGCCATTGCTTGAAAAATTGCGTCTTCTGGTGTCCCCGTTCTCAACTCAAAGCTCGGAAGCGTTAACCGCGCAAGCTCTAGTGAGTCTTTATAGACATCGCCAGGCTCAAGGTCGAATATTGTAAGGTCGATGAAGTCTGAAAAATCTGCAGGCACTATTTTCTCCTATACCAAAACATCGAATGAGAACGTGACTTTTGCATTTGAGTCAGAATCTTCTGTTGTCAAAACTGATGTTATTTTTACCTCAGGGACATAACGCGCAGCATTTAAAACGAATAACCCTTTATCAATTCCTCTAAATGCTGGGTCATTTACCCCAAATCTTGGGGTGAAAGGATGAGTCATTGGTTCGGTCAACATGCAAATAGACAAGAGCTGTGTGTAGTATTCGTCGCTTCCTTCGCGGTGTTTTTTAAACCCACTACTATCGAATCTAATCGGGAATGCAAGCATATCCATTATTGATTCTCCAATGCAGTTACGCGAGCTTTCAACGATGCAATCTCGTCAACCAAAGAGTCAACAATTACTTTGGATGCAAAAACGTCTTCCCTGAAATTACTAGAACCAAAAACAACAATATCTGTAAAAAACTCATCTGTAAAAGCACAATCAACAACATCGCCAATCTTTAACTTTTGCGTAGCAGTTGTGCCGACTGGGGTCACCGAATCGTAGCTACATTTGATATCCGATAAGAATACAGATACCTGGCCCTTAGGGTTGACAAAAGTAACTCGACCCTTATAAAACCTTCCAGGCGTAAGTAGGTGCTTAGAAGCTTTTTTGTTATCAACTAATGATGGTCTTTTTGTCATTTTTGTCTCCTTTCGTATTCTATTTTACTTTATTAATACCATGATGAATCTATGCCACCAGCGGTATTTGGTATTAAGTATAAACTTCCAGAAACATTAGGAAATCTATTGATTGAAATCTGTTCCTGTTGCATAGAAATCAAAAAGGCATAGTCCCTACCATTCAGACGAGCCTTCTTCTCGGTGTCTCCACGCACTACACCTAGGTGCTTCCCATTTCCCTCGTATCCGCCAGCAGCCAAAAACGCGGCCTCCACTTCGGCAACAGTCTTTTCTACTGCTACTCCACCGACTGTGTAAATAGTCGGGAGAATCACGCATCTCCACTCATTTCCGTACTGCTGCACGAGTGTCGTGGAGTACGTTGTGTGAATACCATATGGGTCGGGGGTTCTTCCTGGCAACGAGAACGGTAAAACTGGGCGATTATAAAGGTCTAAATTTCCAACGTAAATAACCGTGTCTTTATCGTTCGTGCTCAAAGAGTCTGGCTCTCCACCTGTTATTTGATTTTTTATCATTGCATGTGTGCTTGTAATATTCGCATAAACCATTGACGGATATAGATATCTGTTTGCATTCGTGGGCAAGGGAAGAATTCTGGAATCAATAGAGTTTTTAGTAATTGGCTGTCCTGAAGCTGAACGAGCCTCTTCTACAGTTGTTTTTATTTGAGGCAAAGCAGACCTGTCAACGACGTATGTCTGAGTGTATTTTTCTCCAATTGGCAATAGTTTTAAATTTTTCTTTTGCTGTTCAGTTCTTTCAACAGTTCTGAATGATACAGATACGGCATCTGGGGACATCTCATTAAATGAAACATCAGTTATCAAATAAAACCCTGACATGTTTGGAACTGTCCCAACATAAGCCGTCATTCCTGGTCTCAGCTGTGTCCCGTTAACTCTTTCGACAGTGCAACCACCGTCTCCTGCGTATGGGTCGTTGTCTGACTTTGTTATATTCGGATGTTCTGTGAGCAAGAATCTTCCTGGAGTCCCAACATAGTCAATAGAATCGTTTGGAAATTGCAAAGGAATCCATCTTTGCTCTTTGAATCCTTTTTGCTTTTTCTTTCCAGGATTTTTCTTGTCTGGAATCATATTTGGGACAGTTCTTCTATCAACACCCCACTTGTGAAGAAGCCATTGCTCAGATGCGAAAATAAGATACCCATCAACTTCAAAACAAACAAATTTTGCAGACTCAGCGATTCTTTGAATTATGTCCCAAACTGACTCAGCCTCACGACTTCCCTTAGCAGAAGTAGTTGAGCCACCCTTGCTTGTTTCTTGTCCTGCGAATTTTAAACCATATTTCTTGGCTGCGTTTTTTACGTACTGGCTACCGCCACCCTTTATGGTTCCACCTTTTTTGTCGCGCTTCATCTGCTGAACCGCCTTGGTGTAACACTTGACTGAATAAGAGCAACTACCACCAGGACCCTGAGAAACTGTAACGTTTGCAATTTCAAAAAGTTGAGATACTGGTCTTGTAACAGAACTTGCTGGGGCAACCTGCCCTATTGTTTCTGTCTGGTAAATTATGTCTCTTCCTAAAATAAAATAATTATTCTTAGACATAAGTAGGCCTGGGTCAAGAATGTCGAAAGATAGTTCTGAAGCCATGTCCATCGTGTAATTAACGCTTGCTTGAGTGACGAATTGAGAAACATCGGTAAACGAGCCCTTGCCAAAATTGGGCAAATCTGCAATTATTATTCTTCTCTGCTGAGGTCCAGAAAAGTTTCTAGCAAATGACCAACTTGTAAAAGTTGTAAGTTCTTGGGCCATGGTTATGGAATCGTCTGTTCATTCGGACACCCAGATACTTCTCTGTTTTTCGTAACACCAGGATTGGACCATATTTGCGGTATGCATGTTCCTGGTCCTGGGGTTGGTGTTCCCGGGGTCGGGGTGGATATCTCAACTAGACGAGGAAGCACTATTAGATTTGGCCCCTCTAGTGGTAATTCCTGCATTGTTATATTGCAGGTTGCTCGCGCTATTTCTCCCCTTGGGGATGATGAGCTATTTGCATCAGGTGGTTGCTGTACTCTCTGCACTGAGTTTATTGTTAAATCTACAATCGCAAATTCAATACCGGAACCACCGGTCCACGATGGGTAGATGAGCTGCTCGGTAAACATTTTGTCCATTCCTAGAAAAATTACAGATTCTGGTCTTGTTGCCATTTGCCGAAGCATTTTTAATTCATCATCACAGGATGTCATCAGGTTTGTGTTATCACCAACGACAAACTCAAAAGAAATTTTCATTAGTTTGAAGTTTCTAAAATCAACAAATGGTGAATTATTGACTCTGTCTACTTCTGTCCAGTTTGCTCCAAGGTCAGTGTATGAAACATTGTTTGGGTAGTATCTGAATTGAAACCTGTCAGGTGTTAGTGAATAGTCTCCATCTGGAGCCCTGTAGTACTGAATCATTTCTGCTTTTGTTGTATCACCAAGTGCTAGAACTCTTGAATTTATTGATTTTTTTATTGTTGCAACAACTGCCCTGTTCTGGGTCCCAGCATCATTCTGTCCATATTCACCCTGTGCTGTAGCTGATGATTGATTCGTTCGGCTTGTAGTGGCATTCTTTGTTGCAGATGAACGAGAGCCAGCTTTTCCGCCGGCAGCACCACTACTTCCTGCTCCAGCGGCTGCAGCTGCTACTGCCGCTTCAGCTCTAGCCCTTTCAACAGCCTCTCTATTCGAAAGACCTTTTGATTCCAGGTATTCAATTTTTGCTTTAGTAAAAGTACTCAAATTGAAATCAGATGCTTCTCCTCGAAAAGAAGTATATAAATCAACCTTTGCCAAAGCGTTGTATTGAGCATCGGCTAATTTTTTAGATACTGGAAAAAATTGCTTTAAAGATGGATGATACCAATACGGAGTGTAATCCTGGCTTAGCGTGTCTGACTGTTTTCTCCACTTAGGTATTCTATATGTTGAATATGGATTTTTTGAGTCTGGCAGCTCTGTGTCGCTCCAAATAAAAAAATCTTTAGTAACAGAGTATATTTCGTTGGCATAAACCTTTGAGGTGTTGTTGTCTACAAACTGTTCTTTATGTACTTGTATGCCTTTTGTCGCATTTGGCAAAACAAGGTCAACTGTTGATACCGGCAAAAAACCTGATTGATAAGTAAACTCGTCATTTGTGTTGTAAACAATATAGGTGGATGTATTTGGTTTTGATGCTGGCGTGGCATATGGTGACCAGTATTTATTTCCATTATTTTGGACCTCCCAATCAGGGTGGTTTCTTGGTTCTATATTGGTTCCAGATTTGTTTATGCATTTAAATGTTTGTTTTATTGGCCAATTTGGTCTTTGGCTATTCGGCTTGGTATAAGCAACGGTTATCCATTGATATTCATTAAATGAGTATTTGAAGCTCATGTTCTTTCATTCATCTTTCTTCGCTCTTCGTTGAGCTTCATCATTACCATGTTCGCAACTTGTTCTGGTGAACCGTTTCCGCCATTTACGTTTATTGACACAGTCATTGTATTTGAACTTGAAGAACCACCAGAGCCACCAGAAGACACCCGCGACATCGAAGGAACTGGTGAGTCACCATATCCAGCACCAGGAACAACATGCAGGTGTCTGTCGGCAAGTGTTCCGTGGAACTCGGCAAACCCACCGTTTGCATGAACCAAGCGCTGGTACTGGCCAAGATTCTGACCAATCAGGTCATATGCCTTCCCTGTTACGTGGTCTGAATTTATAGAGCCGAGTGAGTGATTTCTCCAAGACGACGTTACTGTTCTGTTTCCTGTTAGTTGTGAGTTCATTTCTGCATGACGAGACATTGTTTGTGAAAGCCGGCTTGATGTTGTGTCCCCACGTGGCGTCGATGTGTCGGCCTTGTACCAGTCTGGGGCAGTAGACCACCATGTTGGAGTATCAGACTTACCGCTGAAAAAATCTTTTGTTGCAGCCGTAAACTGTTCTACACCCTTCTTGAAGTCTTTGCTGGCAGTGTCCATCTTGTTGGCGACTTCGTCAAGGTCTTTTGCTCCACCGTCACCAGTTAGGTCTTCTAGTGCTGTTGTTGTCAAACCACCAAGTCCAGCCTTATTAAGAGCAAAGTTCAAGGCATTTGTTGGGTCTTGATTTCCAGTTGCACCAAAATTTAGTTCTCCTGCTTGCATTTGACGCAAGAATGCAGCAAACTTTGCTGGGTCTTGAGACATTGTTGTTAGTCGCTCTTTAATCTGCCCAGCGTCTCCTGCAAAACCAGCTTCAGTTAACAGGCCGGATACCTGGGTGGTTGCTGTTCCAAGCATTTCTTTTTGCATTGTGGCTAATTGAGCTTTCAATGTTTCATTATTTAAAACATCAGCGCCCATTCCCTCAAAAGTTGCACCCTTTGCAAAAGCTCCACCCTCTTCGCCCTGGCCGAACAGATTCATCGTTGTTAAATATGCTTCTACTCCGTCTCCGCCAGCGGCAGCTGTGGCCTGAGCAAAGTAGTTTTCAAAATACGTATCAGTTGCTGCGGTTTTTTCTGTTGCACCTAATCCACCGGACAACATCTGGTCTCTAAATCCTTGCGAGGACTGATTTATTGTTTTCTGTGCTGTTTGTTGTTCTCTTTTCTTGGTGAACGCATTTCCGCCAGCAAGAACTATGTCAACGAACGCCTGCTTCATTTGGTCAGCTGATTTTCCAGCAGCCATACCCATGCCCTTTAGAGCATCTGTGAATTTTATTGTTGTGTCATATAAGTTGAACCCCAACTCATGAGCCATTTTTTCAAGCTCTGGAATTGATTTTCCTGACATTTTCACAAACTGGTCAAGACGGTTTGTTATAACCCTGTCTTGCATTTGATAAGCGCTTGTCTCACCCAATGAAACTGTTCCAGCAGCATTTAGGGCTGACTGAACGGCGGTATCACTCTTGAACATATCTTTGCGTTCTTTTTCTGTTGTAATTACCCCACTCTTTTCTTGTTCATTCAAGACTTTTTCTAGAAGGGCTTTGTTCGAAGCAATTGATGCAGCTGTGCCGCCTGTTTTGACATTCCCGGTTACCATCGATTTTATGTTGGCGGCTTTCGCTAGATACCCTGCGCCAATACCTTCGAATGAACCCCTGTCCTTCATCGTTGAAGTGTCTATTCCGGCTTCTTTTAGTGCTGCGAGTTGGTCTTGGCTCCTGAAGAAATTTCCTGCACCTTGTTTTACAACAGATTTGAAAACCTCGGCCATGTTGTTTTCCATAGCCTTCTTTGCTTTTTTGGCTTCTTGCTTGCCGGCATTAATCATTCCCTTGAACGCACCACCAAGACCGCCAATAACAGCACCAGCAAGTGCTCCGTATGGTCCGAGATATGAACCGAGTGCCGCACCACCAGCAGCTCCAGCCATCAATCCAGCTCCGGCACTTTGAGCGTTATATGCGGCACCGAGTCCTGCCACTGCCATTCCTGCTCTAGCGTCGAACTGAGAAACAACACCACCGAGAGCCATCGCTCCCTGCATCTCTTCTGGTGCGTATTGGCTGGCAATTCCTAGGCCCATTCCTGCACCCATCTTGCCGCCCATGCTCTTGCCGAATTTATTTGAAGCAGCACCAAATTTTGTTTCGTTACGATTAATTCTGTTTATATCTCTAGCAAGGCGGAGTTTTTCCATTCTCTTGGATATTGCCCCAGTCCTTCCAGTTCCACCGTCTTCTATTGAAAGCTGTGAATTGTTGTACCTTGCAATTGCGCTTTGCCGCATTGAATCAACATCGACAATGCCGCCAGTTGTTTCTTGCATTACGTTTCTTGTTTCAAAGATTGGTTTCTTTTTAGTACCACCAACTCTGACCTGTTCTGTCTTGATTGTCCCATCTGGGTTGTACATAACTGTCTGGGATTTCATGTTTGGGTCATAACGCCCACCCTGGAGGAACGCCATACCACCAGCAGCTGCTCCATAAGCCTTTAGCCCAGTACTTGTTACCCTGTCCATTCCTGATTGGGCGAAGTCTTTTAGAGCACTTCCCCTGACATCCCTGAAAGGCATATCAGCAGCGCTCTCTGCAGCAGCTCTTCTTGCTCTTCTTTGTCTAGCAGTTCCTGTTCCGGCTTCACCTGCTGGTATGTATGCTGCAGCTGCTCGTTCTTTCTCTGCTGCAAGCGCACGGTTGTACGCCCTATCTTCTGCATTTTTTTCTCTTTGCGCTGCTCTTTCGTCATACCATGAACCAGCCGCCTGGTCAAAAACAAGCGCCTTACCCATCCCCATTGCCCCACGCATTGTGTACCCAGAAAATGGGTCAAGACCGACAGCGCCACCACCCCTAAATGCGCTAAGTGCTCTTTGGTCGTACGCCTCTTTGCTTATGTTTCCTTGGTCGAAACTACCCCTTCTTGCTTCGTGACCCATATCTGTTACATGTCCAGTAGGAGATATTCCAGCAACACCCCGTTGTCCAAGAAATGTTCTATGTCTCTGTGCTGCCAGAACCGTACTGGCCAGTACCGGACCAGCCGCACCAGACGACAGTGAAGTACTAGATGACACTCTTGTGGCTCCTGAGGAAAGAGCTGGAGAACCTGGACCAACTACAGCTCCTCCTCCTCCCGGCCCAACAGGACCTCTTCTGCCACCTCTTCCTCCCCCACCAGCGCCAGGGACAGGGCTGCCACCGACTGTTACTGTTCCGGCAGTCACGTTCATTTGCTGTGTGGTGAGTCGACCTGCTTCTGGAGCCATTCTTCCAGTGACTTTACCCATTGCCCGTCCAGCAAGACTGAATGCAAGAAGTGGGGCGAGTGCACTCATGAGACCTTGGCCCATTGTCCCAGTGAGTAGCTTGGTCATCATTCCGAGCACTTGAGAAACCATGTTTACAATCTTTGTTAAGAATGGAAGAAGGTCAAAAAATCCTTTTTTAAGATTCATGAATAATTCAGAACCTTTTGTAATCATTCCGCCAAGTGCTTCACCAAATGCCGTAACTTCACCTTCGTTTTTTTGCAACAAATCGTTAAATAACCACAAGTTGCTAGCACCACCTTGAAGAGCTTTTCCTATTGGTTTAAAAGCTTTCTCGAGAACTCTGGCACCATCTTGCAGTGGGCGCATGTATTCGGTCACACGCCTCCAACCTTGTTTAAAGTTAAGCATCCAATCGCCAATTCTGTCGAACATGCCAACAGCTTTTGGTAAGTACTCGCGGATTGTCTTCACCATCCAGTTACTAACGCCATCAACAGCGCCAACAAAACCATCGGTTATAGTCTCAAACCCCATTGATTGCTGAATTGTTGCACTTATTCTTTGAAGGTCTCTTCTTATTATTTTAAATACACCCTCAAATGCGCCCTTTGTCGGTTCAAGGAATTGGTCTCCAAAGTCTGCAAATTCAGTCCTGAGTCGAGTCATGTATGATTTCAACTGACCTATTAATGTGTTGTTTATTGCCGCAAACTGTCCGGCAACACCACCTTTTTCAGCAAGAAGACCAGAAAATAATGCATCTCTGAACCCCTCTTTTGTTTGTGTGAATTTTGATTCTTTTAATGCTTTTTGCATTTCTGGACCAAGTTGACTTGCAGCTGCTTTTACGTCCGCAAGACTTTTCTTTTGGTCATTCAGTGCAGCAACGACTGCAGCAACTTGCTCTATGGCTTTCTGTGGGTCTTGCCCAGCAGAACCAAAATCCATCAAAGCTTTTATTGCTTTACCGCTTGCATTTATCTGAGTTGAGCTCATTGTCTTTGACATGACCCCATAGGCTTTGTTTAAACCATCTATTCCAAGAACTGCAAGGTCTGCATCTGCTTGCAGGTTACGCATTGCCATTCTTGTCTGATTCATTGCTGAGCCGAACTGTTGCGCGCCTTTGCCTCTATACGCGTACATTGCAGCCTGCTGTTCCCTCACCGCTGCAGCAGCAGCCCCAAGGGCCATTGTCATTGCCGCTGCACCTCCAGCGACTAATTGCATCGCCCCCTGGTAGGCCTTCATGAGGAATCTTCCTGCAGCAAAAAGAGCGTGGGTAGCCAGCATTGTGGCACTAAGTAAGCCCATTTCCAGAATTACACCCTTAATCGCTGTCATCAGGAATTTGGTCATTGCTTTACCGGCCATTTTTACGCCAGCATCAATTACGTCAAAACTCTTTTTAAATTTTCTGGATGTTGTTTCGAAAGATAGAGAAGACCGGGCCATCTGTGCACCTAGGTCTCGACTTCCTAGTTTCTTGGCTGCCCTATCTAGCGCGAGTAATTCAAGACGTGCTTTTACAAGGTCTTTTGTTTTGGCATCAAATGAAATTTTGATTTTTACAAGCTCGTCAGCCATAGCTCTTTGCCACTTCTAGATGTGATTGTTAAGTCACGTGAGTGTAAAAAGCGCCGGAGCTATGCGGACATTCGGTTATGCCTGCTGAGTCTTCGACTTGCGCTCTTGCTCTTCGCGGTCGTTGGATATAACTTTAGCACATGCCATAAGCAACAACCAGTCAACATCATCTCTATCAAGTAGGTCTAGCGGGTTTTGCCCGAATAGCTCTCCAAGTCTTGCTGCTGATTTTATTATGGAATCTTTAACTAGCTCGTCGAAGATTCCTTCGTAGGGTCCGATGCTGACACCGTATCTGAGTATCCAGCGGCATCAAGGATTGCAAGCGCTGCTGATTCAATATGTGGGTCAACGCCAAACAGCGCTCTAACAGCATCTGGAACAGGCTTGGTTGTTTCGGTCATTTCAAGAATAAACGGATGGGCGAAATTCATGATGTTGCCGTACTCATCGAATACTTCTTCATCATCAACGTAGATGCCAATTGTTGTATGGCCAATGACCATGCAAGCAAATTTTGTTGCATCGAGACCATTGCGTGAATCTTCACCGCACTGCTTACGCCAGTTCTTCATCTGTGTCTGGGTGATATTTGGGCTCACCTTGACGCTTAGGCCTGGTCGCTCTGGTACTTCAATGAGTACAGGGTTTCTTTCAACCTTGCGCTTAACGAGGGCACGCAGCTTGTTTAGCTGTGTCTCTTCTGGGACGGTTGTTAAGCCAGCAGCCGATGAAATGGCGTCTTTGATTGAAGCCTTCTTCTGCTTCTGGCTGTCTGAATCTTCTGTTGTGTAAAGTGTGTTATCGCTCATGCCCTGAAACTATCACACCTTTTTCCGCCGTAGCGGAAGTACCCTTTTATTATCTAAGGGTTGAAGTGACGTCAGATATGGCGAACGTAAGGGCGAATGTCGCTGGGGCACCGGATGACGAGTCACCATCTGGCTCTGTGATGCCTACCAAAAGGGCATCATAGTAGTAGCGGTCATTCGTTGGGTCCTTGATATCGCAGTCAAAAACTGAGATTACGATGTTGTAGTAAGCAATACCTACGTATCTACGAAGTCCCTGCAACTTTGCACCAATTCCGGCTGCTGTTTCGGCGCTGACCATGTCATCGTCGTAGTGTGCAGTCAGAGTGATGTCGCCAATCTCCGAAGGAGCGCAAAGAACTGTTGGGCGTGACTTGCCACCTTCGTAGATTTTCTCAACGGAGGCTGTTATTTCACCACCAGACACCTGAGCGAACTTGAAACCCGTCCACTTAGGAAGGTTTGCCTGAACGTTTGTTTGCTGCTTGGCGTTGCTCGCAAAGTTGCTTGGGAATATCTCCGCAAGTACTTGTCTCTGTGCAATTTTTGCCATTTCCTATTCCTCCGTTATACGACTGTTGAAGTCAGGTTTGATTTGACGATGTCAATTTCAATCTTGTCACCAACGCTGGATACTCTTACTCCAACGCGAGCTTTGACAAGACCTGTTTGCAGCTGTGCAGCTGGGTTGATTCCGGCATCACATTTCACTGTGTAGCCATTGTCAAGCTGCTTGCCATTTGCATCGAACGCTGGGTAGAGTGCACCAAGGTCTCTCATTCCGGCGAGAATAACCACGAGTCTTGCTTCGATATTTGCGAAGATTGTATTTCTTCCATCAATCGTTGAGAAGACCAAGTCTTCAAGCGAGCGGTAGCATTCCGTGACAATCGTGTTGACAACGTCTTGCTGGGTTATGTAGCGGAAGTTCTCAGTGTCGACCGAAAGTGAGCGAGCACCATAGATTCTGACAGTGTTCTGAATTACGCGGATTGCGTTTACGTAGTTCTCGTCAAGGTCATCGCCAGTTGTCTTGTCTATATCAACAGCAGCTCCAGTAACGAACTTTGCGGTTGATATCAAACCAGCTGCTGGCAAATGTGGGCCAGTCTGATTGTGGGCAACAGCTCTTTTTGCAGCAACATAACCATCTGGTGGAATTGTTCTTGTTACACCAGCCACTCCAGATGGAACAGTAACCCAAGGGTAGTAAATTGCTGCGTGCTCTGCATTGTCTTCAGCTTGAAGGGCGAGCGCGGTTGCCTTGATTGTTGCAGCACTGTCCACAGCTCCTCCGTGAAGAATTGCGATTCTGCTGTAGTTATTGGCATGTGCAACTAATCCGTTGCGAACAGCTACGTCATCATTTGAAATTTCAGGGCATGAAACAGCACCGGTTCCCAATGCGTCATTGAATAATGTCAAGGCGTTTACGTAGTAAGTCGAAGTGACTTGGTTCTCATATGCGTTTCCTGCTGCAAGCGGTGTTGATGCAATTGCTGCAGGAAGAGTTGTAGTTGACTGAATTGAAGCAGTCACATAGCGAGAAGCAATTGCACTGGAGTTAATTCGTCCAGCCATCTGCGATGAAGTTGAACAATTTCCTGTCGTGTAGACGAGTGTGCCATCGTAAGAAAGATTGAGTTTTGCTGTTGCTCCAGATACCGTTACTTCTGCTTCTACGTCTGAGCTCCACGCGCCAGCACCGTTGGCCGTAAGCGTGATGCAGTTTACTGCCGAGCTGTTGTTTAATACCAACGTTCCTACTGTTGCGCTAGCTCCAACAACACGAGCAACATATGCCTGTGTGCCGCCTTCTTCAAAGAATGTTTCGACTGTTGGGTGGAGGTATGAGTCTGAACGGTAGTCACCGAACATGGCCTCGAACTCTGCAATGCTCTGAACCAAAACTGCTTCATCGCTTGGACCCCTGTCGGCCAAGCCAACGACGAATAACTGTGATGACTCACGGACCGTCGCTGTTGATGGGCCGGTTCTTACTGAAGTTGATATAACTACGCCAGGCATAGGACCTTCCTATTACTTATCATTGAGGGTTGGATTCCCTTATGTGAGTCAATTGTACAGAGGCAAAGTGATTATTTTGTGCAACTATCACTACAACCTCAAACAAGTGGCTTTAATAAGAAAAACATTTATAAATCATACACCAGGGCCAGTAATTGTGACCCCATTATTTGTTCCGGTGAGGGTTATTCTGTTATCTGGTGATGGACTGCTTAGGTCTGGAATGTCAACACCTGCACCAACAGATGAAGTATCAAACTCTATTTCTTCAACATTTCCATAGCCTTTTCTCATTACAACTTCGTCTATCTGGAGGGTGTACGAGACGTAGGCTCCAGCCATAACTCTGTCGCCTTTGAGTAGGGTTATGTCGGAGAACTCTTCACGGATAGTTGATTCATCGATTAGTGCACGGAAAGAGGTTCGCGAGTCATACGCTCTCAAACAAGGATAATCAAGAAGCGCAGAACGAACGACTGTCGTCATTCTGTCTCTCATTAGGGTGCATTCCTCTGAGCCCTCTGTGCGAACCCATACGTACGTTCGCATTGAGTAACTGACTCTATATAGTGGGTCTCCATTATCGAACCCAATTCGCTCTAATTCGTTTGTTGTCAGGACTGTCGTGATAATCGAAGGCCACCTGTCCAGAGCAAGTGGTTCGTGAATTATGTACTGCTCTGGTTCTGGAAGTTGCTGATTGTCTACGGCCCATCCGTTTTGATAGTCAATGAGCCTGCTCGGGATGTCAATTTTTAAATAGTCGTTAACGTATTTCTTTGCAAAATGCGCACCATTCATTAATCTAATCATGTCAATTTGCTTCCATGTTTAATGTACTTTCGAGCAACTTTTCCAAGGTCTCTATCAAAATCGCGCGGTGTAAAAAGTATTGGTCTAGCTGGCATATCTTCAGTACCGTATTGATGAAACTTTGCAATTCTATTATTAACTGTAAGGGTTATTGATTGGTCGCTTGATGAGCCCCCAACTACATCAAGATTTGTTGCGTCAAACAGCAATCCACCAGTCCTAACCATTAATGGGGTTGCCCAGTTCGTTGCCTTCCATGCTCCATATTCCGGAGATAGTGGTGGCCACGCTCCACCAAGCATCGACCTTGCCGACACAGCACCTTGAGATAAAAAATTCTCTTTTGTTGCTTCTTCTAATGTTCTTTTTGCCCATCTAAGAACAGGGCCCATATCCCTAGTTCTGTCCTGCATGTCATCAAGGCGCTCTTTGGCTTCGTCTGAGTCGACTTTAATTTTTGTTACTACTCGTATTCTTGCCACACTTATATCCGAGTTCTTTTGTATTTCCTTAACGTAGAAAGTTCTGCGTCAAGAAAACCAGTTTCGATTGGAGCAACACCACGTGGATTCAGGTCTTTGACGCCAACAACATCATCGTGCATGTTTTGCATTTCTCTTGTTGCAGCGCGAAGAATCATTAACTTGAAAACCGGAATGCTCGCTCCATCAAGTCCTGCTGTGTAGGTGATTGTTACCAGGTCATCTGGGTATCCGTAGTAGTAGTCAATCCCATAAGTTCTCTCAATGTAATGCTGTTCGTGTTGCAATATTCTTTCAGTCCCAAAAACTGGCTTTACTTTTACCTGTGTTATAGAGACAATTGGGGTGTTCTTGAGATATATGGCTGGGGGTGGAGATGCAAAAGTTGTGCTGTCCACCACATTGTCCACGAAAGTATCTGTGTAGTTGTAGTCACTAACCGAAAGGAACGATGTCATTGGTACGCCGTGGTGCTGGGAGTCGAGCCTATGTTCCTCTATGAAGGTTTGTGGCTCTATCGGTCTGCGAAGGAATGCCTCCAACTCGCTCTGAAGGCCAGCGAGTATCATCTCGCACGCGTCAATCTGGCGGTTTGTTAGGGATATATCCATATAGACCTTGAGGTCATTTACCGAAACAAGCGCCATGTCATCCTCTGGTCAAAAGTTATTGGGACTCTTTATAGTCCATAATTTTAACATTTTTTCCTTATTTTTAAGGTCAATGATTGATTGACCAACCATCTGGGTGCTGGTACTGTACGGGAATGGCCAAATCAAATAAAACAGAAATCAAAGAAGACGTAGTCAACATTCTTAATCACGTCACTGAAACTCTTTTTTACTTTTTTGAAGACACCGAAGAAGACCTCGATGACGACGATGAGGCTTTGGATGAATTCACCAACTTTATTTGGATAATTGCCAATGTAGCCATGGCTTCAGTGGGGATGACTATTACTGGAAGAAACTCTGACGGAACCATAAATGCAGTCTTCAATCCAGTAAAAAGTGTTAAAGAATTTCTTCAAAATGATTACACCGGGGACGATGGCGATAGATACTTTGAAGACATGGTCTCTGTAGATGAGGAGTCTTCAGAGGTCGACCTTGGCAGCTTCGAAGGTCTATTTATCGGCGAGGACAATAAGTAAACCTACTTCTTGCGCGTTGTCTTGCGTTTAGGTGTTTTGCCAGCAGCCTTAACAGTGCTCTTGGTTTTTGATTGAGTTGTTTTTGCTCTTTTTGAAGATGCAGCTGCTCTAGGTGTTTTTACTTTTTTGGGTCTAAGTACCTGTGGCCTTATCTTTACACCACCACCAGTTAGCAATCCAACTGGTTTTGGACGTTTTGCAATCTGCAAATTATCCAAACCTTCTGCATTTGTTACTTTTTTCCTTTTTCCGCTACCAGTTCGTACGCCGCCACGCTGCTTCATTCTTTTAAAAGCACGGTCACTTGCATCCCTGTATGCCTTAGGGGCAGTTGCACCAATGTAAGAAGAACCCATTCCGGCTCGACGAGTTACTTTTCCTTCGCTTCTATCCAAGCTCTCCTTGGTGTCCCTTTTTATTTTCATTTTGCCAGTTCTTTTATTTTTGGCAACTTTGTATTTTTTGGATTGCTTGCCCTTCTTTGTAACACCATCACGCGAGTATTGCTGCAAGGTGTATAGGTCGCCAAATCTTCCAGCCTTTAAATCGCGTTTTGTTACGCCAAAAATATCCGAAGCCATGTTCGCAAAACGTTCATACTGCGCCTTGTCGCGAGCATTCAGCGTTCCGCCTCTTACTTTTTTGCCTGCTTTTTTTGCAGCCTGAGCTTTGCGCTTTAGCGCCTGTTCCTTCTTTTGGAGACTGACAATCCCCTTATAAATATATGCGGCATCATCTGAGATGTCTGGGCCGTAACGTACACCTGGCATAAAACTCCTTGGTCATAAAAATATACCAGAGTTTATGCGTCCAACCTAGACACCATTTAATTAAGTTTTATTTAATTATCTATCAGGGTTTGGTGGGGACTCGAAGAATGGTTTTGAAGAGTCGCTTTTCCCGGATGGGGCCTCAATCGGAACCCATGCACGAGCATAATTGTGTTCTTTTATTTTTCTAACTTTAATTAGGCTGCTGTCAAGCATTAATGATAATTCATCAGACTTCATGCACAAGAGGTCATCAAAATCTTGATTTGTATAACGCCCTGACCTTTTCATCTCCCTAATTATCTTCGACATCTTTGCTGCAACGATTACCGACTTACCACGGTTTAGTTGCATGTGCATCATCATTGCTTCAATCTTGTCGCAGTCATGAAATACGACTGGTATCAATTCTCCATGGATTTCAGATATTTCTTCAATATTTATTAAAAGTTTATATCTTTCTGAGCCGTCTATTATCTCTCCAGTTTCCCTTCGTGCATGAATAGGTTGGATGAAACCATGCTGCATAAGGGATGCAGATATTAAAAGCAGTTCTGGTCTAAGCGTATAAGTGGATTTCCACTCTGGAACAATTAGTTTTTCTTTTGTTACCCAATCAATTTTTATATCTTTCACAATTCTGTTTCACTTTCAAGAATTCTTACTGCATTTGCTTTTGTTTTCGGTCCAACTGGAGTTGGTGAGTTGACGTCTATTTCATTTAACATCAAGTTTCTTATCAACCAACTTACCGGGTATCCATATGGGTCTTGAAGATGTTTTTTTCTAAACTTTGAAACATATACGCGTGCTTCCATTTTTCTTCTGTCCCCAACAAGATATTCATCGATGAATTCAGAGGCACCATCAAACCCTCGACCAGAGTATCTAGCTATAAGGCTTTCGCTATCAAATTCTGGCCACCATCTTCTTTGCGCATCTATGAATGGAAAGCACTCCCATAGCCTGTCATAGAATTCTGGCTCAGTTGCTATTACGTCACCAATTCTTCTTATTGCTGTTGCGTGGAGCGGTATACCAACTCTCGTGTTGCTCCCTGTTGCTACAGCCAAGTCGTAGTACTCACAATATTCGGCATTGTGTTCTTCTATTATGAACTTGAATACGTCGTTGGTGTTCCAGTCATAAATGACTTTTGCGAATTTGAGCGGTATCCCAGCTTTTAGTTTGTACGGGGTATTTATGTAATTTTCATGTAATTTTTGAACTACAGAGCGATATCTAACCATTGATTCACTCGCTCGAACACCTGTTAGGAAAGCAACATTCCCCTTCTTGCCCTGCATTGTGTAGTAGTCAGTTTGCTCCGGCAGCGAACTATCGTGAGAAAGACCAAAATCATTTGCATTAATTGCAAACTCTGGCATGTCCCTTAGCCACCTATTCTGTTCTCCACGCTGCTGACTCCAAAGAACCGTTGTTAAACGATAGCCAAGAACCCAAATTTCCGCTGGGTATGGGAGGCAGTACCACTCCATATCAACCCAGTCATAATTGCGAACTTTTTCAACATACTCAACGACACTTGGGCTGACCATTTCCTCATCTCGAAAAATGACTTTTACTGGCCCAAGATTTCTTTCTTCGTGCACTTCTTTTGCAAGATATAGAACTGCAGTTGAGTCTTTTCCCCCAGAGAACTGCACGCAGACAGTGTCAAACTGGTCGTAAACATGCCTGATTCTTTGGCGTGCAGCCTCCACGCAAGACATATCGAGAAATAGGCGCTGTCTCGTCATGGTGTGTGCTCTGAGATAAAAGAAATCAACTTCTCTGCAACCGTGTCACCTTCTAGCCCGGCATCCGAACGCAGCCACTTTATGAACGTGTACCATTCTGCCTGTTGCTGGGTGTTGTCAAAAACAATCGTGTACTGAACAACGGCTTGTGGCGCAGAGCGAGGAGATACGGTTGTCGAGCCCCTGACTACAGCGTCGTTCTGGTCAATCCCTGGTCTGATATTTATCTGCTGATTTCCCTCTTTATCCTTGGTAATTGAGACAGCATTCATATCCATTGAGGTATCTTTTATTTTTGTCTCCTGGAATTTTTCATACTCTTCTTCCGCTTCTGAATCCTCCACCATCACCGGGGGAGTGTAAGAACCACTTCCAACAACTTGATATTCATCTCTAATTGATGTCTGTTCGAATTCTGCAATCTCGAATTCATCCCATCCAAGACTGTCAACAAGCTCTGGGTATTCTTCGTGAATTTCAAGGATGAACTCACTCAGTAGTTCTGATTCCGTGTAACCGAGCTCCATGGTTCTGTTGTCGGCAATCGCAAATGCAATTGCCTTCTTGTTGTCAACGTCATAGCTAACTGCTGCTATCTTGTCCCACCCAAGAAGTTTTGCTGCTTCTAACTGGTGATTACCTGCAATAACGGTTGATGTTCCATCATCGTTTGGGCGAATAACAATTGGCTTTATCTGTCCAAATTCTCTGTATGAAGCCACGATTGACTGGACGTTACCTTTTCTCGGGTTTCCCTCAAGTGGAACTAGTTTGTCTACATCAACCGCAAGTTGCTTTAATGATTCGTGAATTTTGTTTGACATATTTATACCTGCGTTCTGACATTTGCATTGAGTGTTCTCATTGCATCAATTGATGTTCTTAGGGATAGAAGTAACTCTCTCTTTGTTTTAACTAGTGCTTCTGCGCACCTGTAGTCAAAATTCTGCTCATCCATTTTGTAGTCTGCCCAAGCTTCGCGTTCTTTAATTGAACCTTTCGCGGATAGGTATTCACGTGCCCATGTCGACTTGTAGAGCGCGTCTTTCTTCGCCGCATCTATCGCTAGGGTCTCAAATTTTTCTGTTTCTGTTTCGAGTCTGTCTATTAGCCTTATCAGCTCTTGTTCAATTTCTATCTGGCTTATGGGTGATGTTCTCATTATTCCCCTTGTTCCTCGATTGGTGTCCAATCTACCTTGGCTAAAGCATCCATGTTCTGTGCTGGCCAATTAAATCGTGGTTT